GGTGGCAAATGGAAAAACTGGCGCAATCAGTTCAGCGTGTGACAGCCTCATCGACCGACTTAACGCAGGTTTCGGAGGCCCAGCGCCGGAAGAACGTGTACGCGGCGGAGAGAGCGAAGTTAATGCTCGATTGCTTTCGTACGGGAGGGGCTAACAGCCCTGAAACGTTCGTCACGGCGGTTGCGGCGACGCTGGCAAGGTATCCCGATCACGTGATCTACGAGGTCACCAACCCGATGACGGGTTTGCCGGTCCATTTGACGTTCATGCCGTCGATCAAGGACGTGCGGGACGCCTGCGAAAAGGAAATGGAGCCCGTTTACCGCCGCCAGCGTGAGGAAAAGTTCATCGCGGACCTGAAGGAGTCGCGGAAGCAGGATGAGGTGGCGCGAGAGAACCGGCCGACCGTCGAAGAGCTGAAGGCCAAATACGGGGAAAACTGGGGCATGAAGTCCCTGGATGAGCCGGCACAAAAGCCGAAGCCGGCGCCGACAAAGGAAGATCTGGCCGCGCACTACGCCAAGTATGGGCTGGGTTTTCGCCCGAAGAGTGAGTTGGAAGAGCATATCGACAACGGCTTTTCGCCGTCATCCGTCTAACATCACTGAGGGGCAAATGACAGCATCACCAAAGCGACGCGAAATCAATTTCGACAAGGAGCGGGCGGAGGCCGCAAGCGGAGACTTCCGCGGGCCGACCTCGGAACGGCTAGAGAAGGCCGCTCATGGTCATGAGGTCGGCGACGACAGGCAAGGCAATAAGGTCTATTTCATTGAACTGCGGCCCATCGTAGCCATGCTGAAGAAGCGGCAGATCGATGGCAGGCAGTTCCAGGCATTGGACAAGTTTCACAAGCACTGGTTTAATGCCAAGCTGGGCGGCGGGTGCCGATCGGTGGACTTCAACCGGATATACGCGCCGGATCCATTCGCCGACAACTTCCTCAATGCCAACGAGCGGCAGATCGCTAACCGGCGGGAATACAATAGCGCTCTCGATCGGCTTGCGTTCCAGGAGCGCATCATAGCAACCAACCTGATCCTGTCCGAAACCATGACAGCCGAGCAGTGCGGGTACGGGCTGGGCTACCGATCGCCTTACCGGGCGCGGTCGGCGGCAGTGACGGTTATCCGTGGGATGGCCGATAAGCTTTGTGAGCTTTGGGACATCAAGTAAAAGTGATACCGATACCCGGTAGGGGTATTGCCAAGGGGCGAAATTCATGGCAGATGGAGTACGATTGTATGACCCGCGCCGGGAAACTGGCTGCGGGTCGTTTTGTTTCAAGAATCGCGCGGCGCGAGCCTTACGCCCCACCTCCCCCTGAGCGCCGACTTACAGTGCGCTGGCGTTATTTGCCGTTGCCGCGCGATACCCATAGCGTCGACCAAAATGCCGGATTTTCCGGCAATAAGCCGATTTACTGATTCATATCAGTGGGTTGATGTGGTCGACGAACCAATCCAGCCGTGGGCCTGGATAGCAACAGGCAGCGCTGTGCACGGCGCAGATGAGGCCGGGGTTCGCGTCCGGTCGGTTGGAGCCAAATGACCGCCACCGTGATCTTTGCCGACTTCACTACGAAGACCTGGCACAAGCCACAGACACTCGAGCAGATGGCCACCGAACTCGCCGAGCAATTCAACAAGATGGCGGAAGAGGGAACGGAAGTGATCGCGATCCCGTATGGCGGCCAAGGCATCGACGGGATGATCTACGAGACGTCGCTGGGCTATGTAGCGCCGGACAGTGACCCCGCTTGAACTGGAATGGTACGCCGCGCGCCTATCGATAGCGGTTTATGACACTAACCGAGAAACACCTGAAATGGCCCTATGGGAATATCAGCAGGCGTTCCCTGGTCTAAAAACGATCTCTAACGCGCCAAATGGTTCACAAATCTTCCATTTCGAAGACCGTGACTTGGAAGTCGGACCGATGGCAAGCAATGCGGAAATAGCAGCGGCGCTGCAAAACCCCTGGGTAAGAACCGAGAACACGAAGATGTCCATCAGCGGATACGAGCCTGGATCGATCAGGGCGCGCATGGACGCGCTCAAGAAAAGCGGCAAGGATCGCCGGGACGCTGCGCTTGCCAAGCTGGATGAGGCCGGCAAGGCGCACGAGGCGGTATCTGCGGAGATCGAGCGGGTAGCGGGGCAGATTGAGAAAGAGGCCGACGCTGCGCTGCAGGAGTTCAGTGAATTCACGAATGGGGGGCCAGCGTGAGCGACGATGCTGCATTCTGGGGGCAAGTTATCTGTGGTGGATTTTGCATGATCGCGGGCTTTGCGATGACGGGATTTTGCATTTTTGAGGCCATTCGATGAGCACCAAAGCAGCAGACGAATACGAAGAGATCGCCCGGCGCCTGAAAGAGCTGGAAGCTGACAAGAACCTCGCACTGACTGGCAGCACGGCTGAAGAAAAGCCAAAGCCCCAGGAATTCGACAGCTACGGCATGTACATGATGGGGTATAAATCCCTGGCGCATTCTGAATGGCCGTATGCCGGGACTGCGCATGAGTGGAGAGGCTTTGTAACTCCAAAGCTGGGGCCATCTCAATACTTCGAGGGATTGCCGCCGCCTCAATATGAATGGTCGGTAGACCCCATCGTTAAATGACTAAATCTCTTACCGAAATTCGTTCCCTCGCACGATCTTACACCGAAATGGCAATACAGTCATTGGCTGGAATTGCCCAGAATGGCGAGTCTGAAAGTGCCAAGGTCGCTGCGGCTAATGCGCTGCTTGACCGTGGCTGGGGTAAGCCAGCGCAGCCTGTTGACGGAGACGGCGAAGGCGGCCCGGTTCAATTGACGGTGACTTGGAAGAAGGGCTAACGGACTAATCTCAAACAGCAGGGGTGCTGAGATGGTTGATGTAGCGCATTTGTATATTACCGATTTTGGCAATGTTTGGCTCCCGTATGATTTCCCAAACGGCGCTCTTCGGAAGAACGGACAGCCCGATAGAAGGCGAAAGGTCGCCCCAGCGGTGGCCAAGTACTTTGAAGATTTGAACGAAGCCGCTCGCCAAGAATACGTAGCTGGCAATTGGCCAGGCAATATGAAGCTCATTAGTTGGAAAGAATGGCTCGCGAAGTCGTAATCCCGTACACTCCGCGGGAACAGTTCGTACCATACCACGATAGGACAGAGCGCTTTGCCAAGATTGTAGCCCATCGGCGGTTTGGTAAGACGGTCGGTTGCATCAATGACATGGTGAAGGCAGCTCTGACGAGCTCTAGTCTGGGGCGCGAGGCTGCGCCGCCCAGGTTCAGCTACATCATGCCGACATACGGCCAAGCCAAGGATACGGCGTGGTCTTACCTTAAATATTTCTCGGCGCCGATTCCTGGGATCAGTGTCAGCGAGTCGGAACTGACCGTTGAGTATCCTAACCGTTCTCGTATTCGACTATACGGCGCAGACAATTACGATCGGCTCCGAGGCGGCTATAACGATGGCGTCATTCTTGACGAGCCCGCCCAAATCGATCCGAGGGCTTGGCCCGAAGTTATATTGCCAACTCTGTCAGATTATCAGGGGTGGGCAACGTTCATCGGAACGCCGAAAGGGCGAGACTGGTTCTATAGGATAGATCGCGACGACGCTGGCGCGGAAATGCCTGGGTGGTTCCGGTTAATTCTCAAGGCGTCCGAGACCGGCGTTACCTCTGCCGAGGAGCTAGAGCTGCAGCGCTCCCAGATGTCTGAGGAGCAGTTTGCGCAGGAATATGAGTGCAGCTTCGATGCGGCCGTGGTGGGCGCCTATTACGGCCGGCTGATGAACGCGGCCGAAAATGACAAGCCATCGCGCATTACAGGGGTTCCGCATGAGCCTACTGCTCAAGTTTACACAGCGTGGGACCTTGGAATTCGCGACAGTACCGCAATCTGGTTTGCGCAGGTCATTGGGCGTGAAATTCACCTTGTGGATTATTACGAGGCGTCGGGTGTTGACCTTGGACATTACGTCCGTGAGATCAATCAGCGCCCGTATCTCTATGCTGGCCACATCGTCCCCCACGACGCGCAAGCGAAGGAATTGGGAACAGGTAAAAGCCGCCTTGAGGTCTTGGAAAGTCTGGGCCTCAAGAATCTCCACGTCGCAGCCATGCACCGAGTGGAAGACGGCATAAACGCGGTTCGCACCATCATCCCGCGCTGCTGGTTCGACGCCAAGAAGTGCGCGCGTGGTATCGACGCGTTGAAACTCTATCGCTCCGAATATGACGAGAAGCTACAGGCGCTGAAACCCCGGCCGGTTCACGACTGGACCAGCCATGCTGCCGACGCCTTTCGGTACCTCGCAATGACATTGGATTCCAGGATTGTGAACACCGGCTTTAATAGAGTTATCAACTACCCGCGGCAGGGCGTAGCCTGATGGCTAAAATGTCGCTCGACACGCTCAAGGCGCTTCTAAACGCTGAAAAGGCCGCAGCGATGTCGGCCATGCAGTCGGCCAAGCTATCGACCGAGCGCGAAGATGCGATGCTGTATTATCTCGGCGATATGTCCAAGGACATGCCGGCCGCTGAAGGTCGCTCCTCGACTGTCTCAACCGATGTGGCGGACACCATTGAAGGCCTGCTTCCCCAGTTAATGGATATCTTTGCGGGTTCTGACGAGGTGGTGAAGTTTGAACCTGTCGGGCCAGAAGACGAAGAAGCCGCTCAACAGGAATCCGATTACGTCAACCATGTGTTCATGCAGCAAAACCCCGGCTTCATGATCCTGTATTCATTCCTTAAGGACGGCTTGCTGCAAAAGAATGGTTTCGTGAAGGTATTCTGGGAGGAATACGAGCAGGAAGAGAAAGAGACCTACGAAGGGCTCTCGGATGACCAGTTTGCCATGCTGGCTAACGACGTTTTGCAGTCGAACGGCAGTCTGCAGATCATTGAACACAGTATGAATAGCGGCGAAGAGCCGAAAGAGGCGGCTTACTGATGGACATGGTTCCTCAGATGGCGCCGCAGGCTCCTGTTACGCACGACGTCAAGATCCTTCGCACGCGCAAGATCAAGAAGGCCAAGGTTATCCCGGTTCCGCCGGAAGAGTTCGGCATATCTCGCAATGCCAGGACCATCGGCGACAGCAACTATTGCTTCCATCGTGTCCCCAATCATACCGAAGGCTCTCTGATCGCTCAGGGTTACGATGCAGAGCAGGTCAAGGCGCTTCCGACATACGTTTACTCGGACAATACCGAGCAATCGGCGCGCGACTCGGTTGATGAGGAGACGTGGGCAAGCGGTGATGATGCAAACCGCTCGGCCCGGCCTGTCGAGCTCATCGAGCACTATATCTGGATGGACTACGAGGGCAACGATAAGCCCTGCCTGTACAAGGTCACGACGGGCGCGCAGGGCAACGTCCTGAACAAGGACGGCAAGCCCGACGTTGAAGAGTTCGACGCGATGCCTTTTGCGTCCGCAACGCCTGTTCCGATCCCGCACAGGTTCTTTGGTCGGTCGATTGCTGATCTGGTCATGCCGGCGCAGCGGGAGAAGACTGCGCTGAAGCGTGGCGCGCTGGATAATCTGTATCTGACACTCAACCCGCGGGTTGAAGTCGCGGAGTACAACGCCGGCCCAAACACGCTGGATGACCTTCTTGTTTCTCGGCCTGGCAACGTGGTCCGCACCAAAACGGCGGGCGGCATCCAGTGGCAGACTGTCCCTGATATCACGGGCTCGGTTTACCCGATGATGCAGTACATTGATGCCGAACTGGAGGCCAGAACCGGCCTTTCCAAGCAATCGCAGGGCATCGACGCAAACGCGCTGCAGAACCAGTCGGCAACGGCTGTGGCGCAGGTGTTTAGCGCCTCCCAGCTTCGGGTGAAGCTCATTGCTCGAGCAATGGCTGAGGGCGTGCGGGATATCTTCTCGCTGCTGCATGCCACAATCCGGAAGCACGGGCAGGAAGCTCAGACGGTTCGTCTCCGCAACACCTGGACGCAGGTCGACCCGCGGCAGTGGAAGACCCGTGAAGACATGACCATTCATGTCGGGCTGGGAACGGGCGGAAAAGCGCAGCAGTTCGCGCAGGTGATGGCGCTGGCCAATTTCCAGAAGGAGCTGCTGCTTGGTGGCAAGGTCAATCTGGTTGATGACAAGGCGCTGTATAATACGGGCGCTGAGTTGATCAAGGTTATGGGGCACAAGAACCCCGACAAGTTCCTGAACGACCCCGATGCGAAAGATCCGCAGACCGGGCAATTGCTGCATCCGCCTCCGCCGCCGCCTGTTCCGGAATCTGTTCAGGTCGCGCAATTGAAGGCGCAGAGCGACCAGCAAAAGATGGGTGTGCAAGCCCAGCTTGATGCGCAGGCGGACGAGCGCAAGGCCCAGATCGAGGCCACGCAGGCACAGGCCGACATCGCCACGCAGAACCAGAAAACTCAGGCTGAAATGATCCAGTCTGAACGCGAGTTCGAGCTTAAGCGCGAGTTGGCTATTCTTGAATTCCAGCTTCAGAAGGAGCTGGAGACCGAGAAACTGCGCATGCAGCAGGAAGTCCACCGGCAACAGATGGAACAGAGCGCCGCGCAGCATCAGCAAGCAATGGCGGCTGGCGTGTTCAAGGTGGCCGCCGGGGCTGAAGCCCATGACCAGAAAATGGAACAGGGCGAGGCGTCGCATAAGCAGAGCCTGGCTGCTGCAAAGGCAAAACCGAAGGCGGGCAAGTGAGCGACGAATACAAGCTCGGCCAGATCGTCAAGAAATCCGCCGAAGCCAAGGCGCTGCTGGAAAGCCCCATTCTCATTGAGGCATTCAAGGGCCTTGAGGATGCTTACACAGCCGCCTGGAGGGCGACAAAGATTGAGGACGTGCCAGGCAGAGAGAAGCTGTTTCTCGCTGTCAACGTCGTCGGCAAGGTCAGGGACCACCTCTCTGGCATCGTGTCTAACGGATCGGTTGCAGAGGCCGAACTAAAATCCCTGCGGGAGATTGCTGAGCGCAAGAAGCGCTTCGGGATCGTTTAGAACCAAGGAACATCATTTGACCGACGAGACCAGCGCCCCCGGCGCAGGTGCAGATACCGCTGCGCCTGTTGCCGCCCCGGCGAACCTAGACAGTAGCGATTCATTCACTCCCGAGCAGGCTTTCGAAGCCTACAAGAAACGAATTTCACCGGCTGAGAGCGCCCCACAGGCGACCGCCGAACAGGAATCAGCCCCAGAGGCTGACGCTGCCCCGGAAACGGCACCCAGCGAAGACACCACGGAAGCCGAACCGGCAGACGATCTGCCGCCCATCGAGCGCCCGAGGTCTTGGACGAAGGACGTAGACGACGTTTGGCAAGACTTGCCTCGCGCCCTGCAAGAAAAAGTTGCAGCCCGCGAACAGGATCGCGAACGAGAACTGCGCCGGACTCAAAATGAGGCCGCTGAAAAGCTCAAAGGCTTGACCGCCAAAGAGCAGGAAGTGGAACAGGCACGAAAGGCTTACGAGGCAAAACTACCGGCTCTCCTAGAGGCCATGCAACGGCAAAGCGAATTTGCCGATATCCGGACGTTGGATGACGTCAAGAAGCTGCAGGCGGAAGATCCTTTCCGCTTCCAGGCTTGGCAGGTCTATCAGATGGATGCGCAGGCCGTCGAAGCGGAACGCCGGCAAGCAGAAGAACGTCAAATCAAGCAGAAGATGGAAGAGCGTACCAAATACGCTCAGGAACAGGATGCGAAACTTCACGAGCTTTTGCCAGAAATGGCGGACCCGGAGAAGGCCGGCGCTATCCGCACCAAAGCCATCAATATGCTGGTGGACGACTACGGTTTCAGCCAGAGCGAACTTGGCGCCGTCATGCAGAGCGATGAGGGGTTCAAACTTCTCAGCGATGCGCGATGGCAAAAACTCATCGCGGACGGATTGAAATACGCTGAACTTCGCAAGGCCCCCGTTAAAGCCATTCCGAAACCAGTTCCCGCCGTTCAGAAGCCCGGTGTTGGACGCGCTCCAGGAGCCGCCAGCGCTGACGCCATCCAAGCATCTCGCAACAAACTCAACAGCACCGGCAGCATGGAAGACGCCTTTGCGCTCTACCAGAGCAAGAAAGCCCGTGCGCGATAAGGAACGACTATGACCATTCCCGTAAACGCCCAGACCACCTATCCGACGATCGGCAACCGCGAAGACCTCTCCGATGAGGTCTGGAAGATCTCCCCGACCGAAACCCCCTTCTTCTCGGCCGTCGAGAAGATCAGCACCAGCGCAGTCAACCACGAATGGCAGACTGTCGCTCTGGACGCTGTGGATACGGCGAACGCCCAGCTCGAAGGTGATACCTTCGCATTGCTGGCGCTGACTCCGACTGTCCGTCTGGGCAATATCCACCAGATCAGCCGCAAGGTTGGTGGCGTGTCGCGTACCCAGCGCGCGGTCAACCCGGCCGGTCGCTCGGACGAACTCGGCTGGCAGAAGATGCTGAAGGGCCAGGCGCTCAAGATCGATATCGACTCGATCCTGTGCGGCACCAACCAGGCCAAGAACGCTGGCAACACCACGACCGCGCGCAAGACCGCTTCGGTTCTGTCGTGGATCAAGACCAACACGGCGACCGGCGGCACTTCGCCGGCTGATCCGTCCGCGGCTGACGGTACCGGCACCCGCACGGACGGCACGGGCACTCTGGCGGCTTTCACTGAAAACCGTCTGAAGACCGTTCTCTCGGCGATCTGGACCCAGGGCGGCAAGCCGAACATGGTCATGACCGGTGCCTTCAACAAGCAGGCGTTCTCGACCTTCACTGGCCGTTCGACCCCGATGGAAGAGGCGAAGTCCAAGAAGATCGTGGCGGCGGTTGACGCCTACGAGTCGGACTTCGGCAAGCTCAAGGTTGTTCCGTCGCGCAACCAGCGCGCCCGTGACGTCCTGGTGCTCGAGACCGCGAAGTGGGCGATCGGCCATCTGCCGGGTTCGGCCATGGTGGTTGAGGAACTTGCGAAGGTCTCCGATACGGACCAGTTCGCCATGGTGTCGGAATACGTACTCGAGGCCCGCAACGAAAAGGCCTCCGGCGGCGTGTTCGACAACACCTCGAGCTGATTAGCAGCCTTCATCATCAACCTTATGGCCGTCCTTCGGGGCGGCCTTTTCTTTGGAGGCTACTATGCCACTCGTTAAAAACCGCACCAACGCGGATGTGTGCTTTGACGCATCCACGACCTCGATTGCTACTACTCCGGTCGCGGCCACTGTGGTCGCATCGTCCAGCGGGTTTGTTCAGCGCGTCATGGCGTGCGCCGCCGGCACCACGACGGGCACGATTACCGTTGCGGTCGCGGTCAACGGCGGCTCGGACATCTGCGGCGGTGGCTTGACCATCGCGGCTGGTACGGGCGCGCGGGCCGGCTCAGTGATGGAGTTTGCCGGGGTTGGTTCTGCCTCTGGCGTGTACGTCGCTGAAGGCGATTGCATCACCTTTACCGCGTCAGGCGGCACTGGCGCCACTATCCAGGGCGGGTTTTCGCTCGTCATCCGCGCGATGAACTAAGGATTGCCCGATATGGCGCAACAGTACATCGGCACAGGCCGGATTGGGGCGTCTGGCAACGCTGCCTATACCGGCACCGCGGGAACCTACGGACCAATCAGTGCGCAGACCTATAAGGTCCGCGTTATCGTGACAACCGACGCCTTTGTGACGACGGATGGAAGTACTCCGTCGAACACAAGCGGAGCTTATTGCGTCGCTTTGACCCCGGAATACTTCACGGTTTCTCCGGGCCAGTCTGTCAAGGCTGTCCAGGTCGCGTCGGCTGGCACTCTTTACGTTACGCAGTGCATCTGATGGAAGGCGATCTTATCGGCACATCATTGCATGTCGATCAATCGGAGCGAGAGCTTACGATTAATCGCGTGCAGGACGTGGAAGATATCATTGACCTCAATAAGTACCTGCAGACCGTCAAGCAACAGAGCGATTGGGGGCGGCATGTCGCGACCATCCCCAATATCTTCTATGAAAAGTGGCTCCGCGAAGAGCATGAGCGGGGTAATATCGGCCTTCGATTGTACACGGAAGACTTCGACCGGCTTGTAGAGAAGAAGCTGCAAGACCCCGACTGGAAGTTCCTGCGGACTGACTGCGCCCAGGTGCAAGGCTTTCTAGGGTTTGGCTCATGAGCTTCGTTGATTACGCGGCGCTCCAGAGCAATGTTGCTAGCTGGCTGGCACGCGATGACCTGACGGCGTATATCCCGGACTTTATCCGGCTCTTTGAGTGCGCAGCCGGGCGGAAGTTGAAGGCTCGCCTTCAGGAGACGACAGCGACGCTAACGCCGGTCTCTGGCGTCGTTACCTTGCCGACCGACTATCTGGGTCATCGTCGGGTGACCTGGACTGGGTCGCCGCGCATTGAGTTGTCGTATGTGGCGCCGCCTCTGTTTCAGGCGCAATACCCCACGCAGACGTCAGGCAATCCCTCTATTTTCACCATTGAGGGCTCAAGCCTTCGGCTGATGCCGCAAAGCGATACCAATATTGAACTTGACTATTACCAGCGGACAACGGGGCTCAGTTCGGGGCTTAATTGGCTCTATACCTACCATCCCGACGCCTACCTGTTCGGTTCGCTCGCCGAGGCCAATGCCTTCAACAAGGACGTTGATCCAGCCGGACTGTGGAAAGCACGCAGAGACGAGGTTTTCAACGAAATCATGTCGCTCGATTTCAATGAGCGACAGGGGATGGCGGTTCGGACCGTCAACGCTACGCCCTAATGCCGCTGCTCCCCTTCGGTGAGTATAAGCCCGATGTCAGCGACTACGAAGGGCAGGCTACGCGCAACATCCGCAACGTGCTGCCCCGCGGGGATGGCTACGGGCCGTTCCCAGACTTCGCCATCCTGTCTCAGGCGCTCATAAGCAACTGTAGGGGCGCTTTCTATGCTCTCAAGAGCGATGGTTCGGTTGCGATCTTTGCCGGCACCAGTGACCGTCTCTGGCTCGCCAGCAACACGGATTATTCGTTCACGCCGGTCTCGAAAGTAACGACGGTTACATTCACGGGCGGCGGCAGCCCCAATGTTGTTCTGGCTTCGCATGGCCTTGCGGCGAACGACCCTGTTGTGCCGTACAATACAGGCGGCGCGCTTCCTGCGGCTTTGACTGCTGGAACAAAGTATTACGTCAAGACCGTAGTCAATGCGAATACGTTCACTTTGTCGGCGACTGTCGGCGGCACAGCCATTAACATGGCGACTGCGGGCACTGGTACGCATTCCATATCGTGGCTCTACCCGGCCGTTTCTTCCGATTCGCAATGGCAGTTCGCCCAATTTGGCAATCTGGTATTTGCGACGCAAAAGAACGCGCCCTTACAGGTTTATAGTCTTGCGTCGCCGGCTACTGGCTTCACTGATTGCGCGGGCGGTCCTCCGCAAGCATCGTATATCAGCGTTGTCGGGCGCTTTCTCGTGCTCTCTGGGCTGCTCAATGCGCCCTTCACGATACAATGGTCAGGACTGAACGATACCACGCAATGGACCAGCGGGGTTAATTCGTCCGACAGTCAGTCGTTCCCTGACGGCGGCATTGTTCGAGGCGTGGCGGGTGGGGAATTCGGGACGATCTTTCAGGACCAGGCTATCCGACGAATGTCCTACATTCCGGGTTCGGCGCTGATCTTCCAGATTGAGCGCATTGCGCAAGATCTCGGGTTGTTCGCACCCTATAGCATCGTGCGGGCAGGCTCTCTGATCTTCTTCCACTCTGCGCAAGGCTTCTACAAGATCGCGCCGGGCGGGCTGCCTGAGCAAATCGGCCGGGAGCGGGTTGACAGGACGTTCTTTGACGACCTCGACAAGACTGAATTGCGGATGCTCATCGGCGCATCTGATCCGAGATCAACGCGAGCGTTCTGGGCCTACAAATCTACGTCGGGCATCACGACGCTTTATGACAAAATCATCGGGTACGACTACGCGCTAGATCGTTGGTTCACGTTATCGATGACCGGGGAATACCTGCTCGGCATGTCACAGCCAGGCATAACGCTGGAAAACCTTGACACGCTGTCATCGTCGATCGATGCGCTGGCCGCATCTTTGGACTCATTCGCCGTGTCTACCCAGCCCTTGATTGCCCAGTTTGGCAGTGCCCACAAGATGGGGTTCTTCTCGGGTCCTAACCTCGAGGCAATGCTGGAGACGGCAGAGCAGGGCACAGATGGGCGTCGGATCTTCGTGAACGGATTCCGGCCCGTGGTTGACGCGCCCAGTGTGTATGGCTCGACATCCTACCGTGAGCGTGTGTCGGATACGCCGACGCAGCTTACCGAAATTGCGATGAACAGCCGAACCGGCCGGTGCGACATGCGCCGGTCCACGAGATATTCGCGCATGAAGGTGAGAATTCCCGCGTCTACGTTATGGACCTATGCGGCAGGCGTTGAGCCGGATTTCCGGACTGAGGGCCTGACGTGAGCCAGTATTACGTTCCGGGTCTAGGTGAAAAAGACCCGGACAAGACCATTCGCTCGCTCATGCAAGCGCACGAAAAGACGGCGACGAATACGACTAACATTGCGACCAACACAGCAGCAATCGCCGCCCTCAATGCGGCAACCTACGTTAATTCGTTCAAAACTAGAACAGGCGTTGTCGTCCCGGCACAGGGCGACTACCCGACAAGCCTCATACCCGGCACTACCACGAACGACAACGCCACATCCGGCAACATCGGCGAATATTCTGAGTCCGCACTTACCAGCGCCAGCCCCGTCTCTCTGACGACCGACACGGCGGCAAATATCGTCAACATCAGCCTGACGGCCGGCGACTGGGATGTGACAGGGGTTGCCGGCTTTACAGGCGCAAGTTCGACGACCGTTAACTATATGCGCGGTTCGATCTCTGCCACGTCGAATACGCTCGGCGGCGAAAATGCCCGTTCGGTTCAAATCCCAGCAGGAGCGACCATTTTCAGTACAACTGGGGCTATTACTATTGCGCTCGTGACACTGCGAGCATCGCTCTCCGCGACTACGACCTATTACCTCGTGTCTCAAGCCGGCTTTGGGGTCAGCACCATGAGCGGCTTTGGACAAATACGCGCTCGGAGGGTTAGGTAACTTGACGCCGCAACCAACGGCTGATTCAATGCGAGATTGTGTTAGACCGGCGCACATTTCTCGCAGCCATGCCCATGCTACCTGTTCGGGCGCGTAAACACATGCCAGCACGACTCGCGCTTACGTTTGACTACCATCCGCAGGTTGTTGCCGCGCGGGATATCATGTCGTCGCGCAATTTGTTCGCGGCTACCTATTATGCCTGGTATCCGAACATCGTTAGCGGGTCCCCAACGGGAAGCCAGATCGCACTTTCCGATCTTACGCTCATGAAAATGCTCGGGTGGGAGATCGGTGCCTACACCAACGACAACATGGTGACGAAGCTCGGTAATAACCGGAACGGCGCCAATAAGTTCCTACGTGATCTCGACAACGGTATGAATGAAGCTGGCTTCAAGGTTGCGACCATAGCGCCAAACCAGCGCTCGTGGAATTCAAGCCTCGCCAATATGGCTAGGGGGCGCTTCAAGGGCGTTCGCGTTGCTGACGTGACAAACTGTTTCCAGCAATATCCCGTTGCCGACCCGATGTATGTTCGTAATGGCGGCGCAGACTCATGGAGCGGTTCTGACACTCCATCCAGCATTCTTTCGCGGATTGATGCGCTGATTGCCGATGGCGGGCTTGGTATCGAAGTCATTCACAAAGTCGGAGCGATCTCCGACAGCTTGACGATCGCGACGCCGGACTTTGATGCGATCATGTCCGGGATCGCCTCGCGCGTGACGGCTGGTAGTCTGCAACTCGTCACGATGGAGCAGGCGCTTAGTGCCTGAACTGATCTGCGTCGATCCAGATCGGATTTTTGATTTCTGGCCGTATGCAAGGCCGCTTATCAAAGCAGCGCTTGAGCGGACGAGACTAAGCAACATCGAAGACATCGAAACCGAAGTTCTGGACGGCCGGCAACTGCTTTGGCTGGCATGGTCTGATCGCATCGAGGCGGCGGCGACCACTCAGCTTGCCGCTGGCGTCTGTACGCTGACCGCGTGTTCTGGGCAGCAAAGGGAGCGCTGGCTTCCTCTCTTCGCACGCATTGAGAAATACGCAAAGGACGAGGGCTGCAAGGCCATGCGGATCTACGGCCGAAAAGGCTGGGAACGTGTTCTGGACGGCTATCACGTCGAGCACGTCATACTTGAGAAGGCATTCTAATGGGCGGCACCAGTAAATCGGAAACTACCCAGCAAAGCCAGACGGCTCCTTGGCTTGCTGCTCAGCCAGCATTGCAGGGCATCCTCGGCCAATTGCAGGGCAATCTCGGCAACACGGGCGTAACTGGTGCTGAAAACAGTGCGTTGACACAGATCCAGAACAACAGCAACGCCGGCAGCTCAGCTTATGCGCCAGCAGTGGCTGATTACGCCAAGAGCCTGCTGGCAGGCGGCGGCGCAACCGACCAGGCGGGGAATGTCAACCAGAACTATCAGAACTATTACAACCAGACCAATCCCCTCGCTTCGAACACGAATTATAACCCCTATGATACGCCAGGGTTCAAGGACGCGATTAACACTCAGATTTCCGATATCACCAATGGCGTGAACGGCAGCTTTGCTGCGGCGGGTCGGGACTTCTCCGGCGCCAATTCTCAAGCGCTTGGCCGCGGTATCCTCCAGGGCGTGGCTCCCACCATCGCGGCTCAGTACAATCAGAACATCCAGAACCAGCAGGGCGCGGCAGGCAATCTCTATAATGCCGGCAATACGAATGCTGGCATCTTGGCAGGCCTTCAGCAGCAGAAACTAGCTAATCAGGGACAGGGTGTTACGGCGGCCGGTCAGGCAGTCGATACTGCCAACGCGGGCGCCAACGCCACCCTCACGGCAGAAGCTCAGCGACGCGGAATCCCGGTACAGGCGCTCGGCCTGCTTGCTCAGATCGGCATTCCGATCGCGGGCCTTGGCTCTCAGTCGTCGGGCACTTCCAACACTGAAAACCAGATGAGCGGCGCGCAGCAATTCGGCCAGATCGCGGGCGGTCTTGGCTCTCTCTTTGGTGGTGGCGGCGGAACGACGGTCGGTAATATCTTCAAGTTCATCTCGGATCGTCGCTTGAAGACCGATATCCATGAAATCGGCAAGGCGGCCAACGGCCTGCCCCTGTATGTCTTCAGCTACATCAATGACCCGGCGAAACAGCGGCATGTTGGCGTGATGGCGCAGGATGTTCTTGGCGTGAACCCTGACGCGGTTTCTGAGGAAAACGGACACTACGTTGTCGATTATGCAAAGGCGCTGCGCTGATGGGCCTGCTTGATTCTATCCTTCCGGGTCAAGGTGGTGGCGGGCTGCTGGATTTCTTGCGGAACAACGCGCTGAACCAGCAATTCAATTCCGGCCTGCCGTCTGACCAAGCTCAGTATGGTCAGCCCATATTTTCTTCTTCGTTACCTATGCAGGCAAATGCGCAGATGGCCGCTCCGTCCGCGCCACCCGCACCTCAAGCGCCGCAGCCTTCACCTGGAGGGAGCCTTACCGGGTTTCTAGGTGGTTTGGACAACGCCTTCCAAACCATTGGGAACGGAGGGAGCCTCCTCGGAGCACTCACGGGGAGCAATACGGATCCTCGATCCCAACAAGCAAACATGACCGCCGCGTTCTTGCGCTCCCATGGTGTGCCGGAAACAGATATTGCCGCAGCAGTGGGCAATGCGCGCGTGCCCGGCAACCCCGAAATTCTCAAAGTTCTGATGGCGAACAACGTCAAGGAGAAGTCCGACGTTCGTCCGGCGACGCCTGAAGAGCGCAAGGCCGCTTTTGGCAATGGCACAGATAATGGTCAACCGCTTTATATCGATAAATTGACCAATAAGCCGATCTTCGGTCCGGCTCAGACCAACGTCAACGTCTCGACAGAGAAGACCGGACAAGCTGAACTCGCGAAGACGGGCGTTGAAAGCTATGTGGCCGCCCAAAACGCTGGTCGCGACGCTCAAAAGCGCGTTGCTCTTTACGATCAGATGGAAAAGGCTGCGCAGGGCTTTACACCCGGCGCTTCTGCCGAGATGCGTTTGACCGCAAAGCGGTATCTCAAGGACGCTGGCCTGATTAAGGGCGAAGACGTGCCAGATGGCGAAGTCATGCAGATGATTTCGCGCCAGCTTGGCATCCACGCGCAGCCCAAGGGGCAGGGGGCGGTTTCGAACTACGAGCGCGAGTTGTTCGCCAAGTCCCTGCCGAACATGACGCAGAGTCCCGAAGGCTTGAAGCAGGCGATCGATATCAGCCGCAGGCTCGAGCAATTCGACCAAAAGGTCGCCGAAATCTACCGTGAGAGCGCGAAGGCCAACAAGGGGCTTCCGAACTATCTCGAGGTGCAGGAAAAGATTGCGGCTCTCGGCTCTCCTCTTTCGGACGCGCAAATGGGAGCGATCAGCGGAGGGGCTGCACCTGCCGCGGCTCCGGCGGCGCAGCCAAGCGCCGGCGGTAATTGGACCAATCTCGGTAATGGCGTGAAGATCAGGCCGAAGTAATGCCCATTTTCGAAATTCAGGATAAGGACGGCAAGACCTACGAGGTTGACGGGCCGGATATGATGACGGCCGCGAAAGCCTTCCAAGGTTATACGCCTCCGTCCACTTCTGAGGACGTGCTGAAATCTGGCGCGTCGGGCGTGGCTAGCGGCGCAACTAAATTGGCCGGCCTCATTCCTGATATTGCATCTTTGGCGAAGGGCGCGGCCAACAAATACCTGTTCGACCCGGTTCTGAACGCCACTCTTGGCCCGCCGAAATCGACTAAGGGCGTCAGCGATCTTGTGACCGGCGGGGAGGGTGCCCAGCCGCCAGACATCAATAAGATGTTCGGATCCGAGAATATCCAGAAGACCCTCGAAGGGCTGACCGGGAAGTTCTATGAACCGCAGACGACGGTTGGGAAGTACGCCCACAGCATCGGCGAGGCCGTGCCGGGATCTATTGCGGCGCCCGGCAGCTTAGCTGCTCGTCTTGCGTCCGCTGTCGGGGCCGGGGCGGGCAGCGAGGCTCTGGGACAGGTGACGGCAGGAACGGGTTGGGAGCCCTACGCGCGTATTGGTGGCGCTCTGGCAGGCGGCATGGCGCCCTATGCCGCTGGCCGCGCGGTTACGCCGATTGTAGCCAATCCAGCCCGGCAGCAACTGGTTAACAACTTGGAGGCCGAGGGCGTAACATCGCTGACAGCCGGACAACGAACCGGCAGTAAGCGGCTTCAGTATCTTGAGGACGCGACTGGTAACGCACCATTGGCTGGTGGCGGGGCTACGCGTGTTCAGGAAGAGGGGCAGCGCCAGTTCACTGAGGCGGCCATGCGCCGGGCGGGGGCTGGGCCAGATGCGGCGCCCGAAGTACTTGCCGCCAATCAGCAGCGGCTTGGAAGAGCATTTGAGGATTTGTCGGCGCGCAACAATCTGGTGCCCGACAATCAAATGATCAACGACATTACGACAGCCGTCCAGCGATATCGGCGCGTGCCAAATTCGCAGCAGGCACAGATGCTGCAGGGGTATCTTGACGATATCATTCCGCACATCAACGCAGGGGCGATGCCTGGCGTAGAATACCAGCCTATGAGGTCAATGCTTTCGACTGACTCGAAGGCGGTTCGGCAGACCGACCCTTATCTGTCTCGAGCACTTGCCGGCATCAGGGACGCCTTGGACAATGCGATGGCGCGCTCTATCAGCCCCGCAGATCGCGAGGCTTGGCAAACCGCTCGACGTCAATACGGCGCTCAAAAGGTTCTAGAGAAAGCCGCATCCAGGGCGGGCGAGGCAACTGCGGAAGGCCAGATCGTACCGGCCAATCTGCGGAACACCGTTGCAGCTGAAAATCGAGGAGCCTACTCCCGAGGAGAAGGCCAATTCTCAGAGCTGTCGCGGGCCGGCTCTGCAGTGATGGCCCCCTTGCCCAACTCGGGCACGGCGCAGCGGGCTAATGCCTTCTCGCTTTTGAACAACCTGACTGGTGGCATCGTCCCGGCCATCACGGGGCGGGCGGTTATGTCGCGCCCAGTGCAGGCATATCTCGGCAATCAGCTACTTTCGCAGGGTCTCCGAAATGATCCTGCGGCGCGACGAGCGATGTTTGAAGCGATCATGGAAGCATCGCGGAATAAGCTCGCTGCGCCAGTTGCGCAGTGAAAACAGCAAGCAAGTAGCAGCGTAAGCAGCGTAGGCCGCGAGCAATCCGGTCACATAGCCATTGTTCGACCAGTGCCAAGCCGCATCCGAAAACAGAACCGCTAAAGCTATTGAAAGCTGGAACACGTAAATCATGGGCCTGTTAGACTCCCTTCCTGGCGAACAACCTGCTCCGCAGGACAATGCCCAGATCGCGTTCAACTACTTTGTCAGCCAAGGGCTGTCTCCGGTTCAAGCCGCGGGCATCGTCGGCAATCTTCAGGGCGAATCCGGTCAAGGCCTCAACACTAAAACGATCAACCCCGGCGACGGTCGGGACGGCACTGATAGCGTCGGCATAGCGCAATGGAACAGCGGCAGGGCGCAAGCCCTCAAGGACTACGCAGCTTCCAAGGGCGTTCCGTACACCGATCTTAACACGCAGCTCGAGTTTCTGCACCAGGAACTAAAGGGGCCGGAAAAGGCCGCTTACGACAAGCTACTTGCTGCCCAGACACCCGAAGAAGCCACCAGGGCCATGCTGGCCTTTGAGCGTCCCAAGGATTGGAACGTGCCGGGAAGCCATCCTCAGCGCGCCCAGTACGCCGCGCGGGCTCTGGCCGCGTATGGGGGAGGACAGCCGCAGCCCGCACCAGCGACTCTCGCAGCCCCGGCAAGCGGGCTTCTGGCATCGTCTGGCGGCGGCCTGTTGAGCGGTGCGCCACAGACTCCTGCCGGGGCGCCTCAACAGCAAGCCGCCGGCGGTCTATTCGGCCAAATGGCCCCGCCCGATCAGGCCCCGCCGATCTTCTACGCCCAGCGTCGCATGCCCGACCTGTCCAAGCTCAAAGCGGCATTCAAGCCGCCCGTTTTCTCCCGAGGATAACTGAATGGGTCTCTTCCATTACCTCTGGTCGCGCACCGCGGCCAGCAACGCTACGGCTGACTCAAATGTGAACTGGGCCGAAGGCATGGCCCCAAGCGCGGTCAACGATTCCGCACGGGCTATGATGGCGTCAGCAGCGGGATTCCGAGACGACATTGCGGGCGCGATCGCCACGGCCGGCACGTCTACGGCTTACACCGTATCCACTTATCAGGTGTTCGATACGCTGGCGCACATGAACGGGCAGGTCATCGCCTTTACCCCGCATACGACCAACGGCGCTACCGTTACTCTCAATGTGGATGGTCTCGGAGCCAAACCGCTTCGCTCAGCGCCCAGTGTTGAGCTGTCAGCCGGAACGCTCGTCCAGGGAACACCATACACCTGCCTCTACAACTCAAGCGACGCGGCATTCTACCTACATAACTTTTTCGTCAATCCGTATAACATCCCGCTTGCGGGCGGCATGGATTATTGGGGCACAACTGCACCTAACAGCGCGTTTGCATTTGCGTATGGACAAGCGATCAGCCGCTCGACCTATTCGAGCCTATTCGCGCTGGTTAGCACCACGTTCGGCGTAGGCGACGGGTCCACCACCTTCAATCTGCCGGATAAAAGAGGCCGAGCCTCCGCGGGCGTAGATAACATGGGCGGGGTGTCCGCAAGCCGTCTGACGACGGCGACAATGACGGCGACGACGCTTGGCGGCGTGAGTGCCGCAACGGAAACCAAAACGCTGCTTACGGCTAACCTGCCAGCCTACACTCCCGCTGGTACGATCACTAATGGCGCTATCAGCATCACCCCTAGCGGAGTGCTTGGTGGCTCGATTTCGCGAAGTGCTGGCAGTGCGGCTGACTTTACCGTGCCGAGCACCACGACGGTAGCCATCGGAGCTACACAGGGGACCACGACATTTGCGGGTACTGCGCAGGGTGGCACGAGCACGGCATTTTCGATCGTCCAGCCAACGATAGCCTGTAACTATATTATCAGAATTCTCTGATCTCACAGCCAAGGGCTGGATTGATGACGCTTGTCACGCAGAATTTCTACTACACCGACAAGGACACCGCCGAGCGTCTTCGTCGGATGGAAAACATGCTTGGCACCATCATCTCAAACCAGGAGACGTTCAGAATGTCGTTCGAAGAAGACATGCAGGCCGCAAAGGACGCTCAGGCGGCCACCAATGCTTCGCTTGACGAAACCAAGGCCCATCTCGACGCGATCAAGGTCGATATTCAGGCGCTGAAAGATCAGATCGCGAACTTCCCGGCGGCTGGCCTCACGCCCGAGCAGCAGGCGTTGCTTGCGGAAATCCGTGACGGTGCAGTGGCGCTCGCTGCGAAAGCCGGAAGCGTGGCCAGCGAGTCGGCTGACGCTGACGCAATGAACCCCTGATGGGAACAGCACGAAAGGTTGGCGGCGCATCCGGCGCCGTCATCACCTTGGCCGCGGCCTTCATCATGCCATGGGAAGGTCTGTGGACGACCGCCCAAGTTGACACGATCGGGTCCGGCCGGCCGATTACCTGGTGTTACGGCGAGACAAAAGGCGGCGCAAAGGTCGGCGACAAGTTCACGCCCAAGCAGTGCGAAGAGATGCTGAAGAAGCGTCTACCCGAGTACGCCAAGGCCATCGATCCCTGCATCCATGTCCC